AGAACTTTACCTTATCGCCTGTTGCTACCGCAGTAGGAGCTGTATCATCATCTACCGCTGTGTAATCAAGAAAATAGCCAGCTATCAAATCAGTACTAGAATTAGAAACACTCGTCAATTTGTAATACCATTTATCATTAACATCTGCCGGAGCTACTGTTAGACTCCCTGATAAAGTGGTTGCTATCTCATCAGGCAACATTGTTGCCGAAATAGATACATTTGCTGAATCTGCCATTATTAACTCCTATCCTAAAGCTATGGCTAAAGCGGTTGCCGTGCCAGCTACTCCAGCACTACTCCCTAAATTAAAAGTAGAGGCAACACTTGTAACTGCTCCTCCTGACCCAGCACCGTCACAAAAAACAATGTCTGATGTCCCATTTGGTATTGATACTGTTGCACCCGAACCTTGTTGGATAGTAGCACTTCTACCACCTGTTAAAGAGTTTTGGATGATAAAAAACTTACTAGATGTATTCGGCGCAATCGTTACGACATTTGTGCCACCTAAATCAGAACCGCTATCTTTGAGGTTTATAACAGAAAACATTCCTGTCTGGACATTACTTTGCCCAGAAGTAGGGCTTGCAGCTCGTATCGTTAAATCTGTAGTTAAATCCGAAGCAGTTAAATCAGAAAAACCTGTTATTCGATCAAAAATATCAAAATTAAAATTGGTTACATCACCCCAAGTACCGGAGAGTTCACCTGAAGCCGGTTTTTCTATACCTATATTTGTACTGAATGAACTAGCCATTTACTGCTCCTATGCCGCTATCTCTATCCAATTTGGAGTTTGAGAAGGAGTTTCCTCCGACCAAGCAGTTGTCGTTACCGTAACCGTTGTCCAATTTGGGTTCTGGCTAGGAACGATAGCTGAGTATATTTGAACTATACCAACATTTCCTGTTACTGCAACCCCTGTAACATCAACTTCTATAGAAGGTACAGCATTTACTGAGCCAAGTGCGCTTGTAGCCGCTACGCCTGTGACAGCAAAAGAAGATGTACCAGTAACCGTTAAAGAGCCAAGTGCGCTTGTAGCCCCTACTCCTGTAGCAAGCACCAAAGCTGAAGCTGTGACTGCTTCTTCACCAAGACTTATTGTAGCTACCGCGCCAACACCAACAACATTTGCAGAACAATTTGTTGTTTCTTCACCGAGTGCGCTAGTGCCAGCTACTCCTGTCGGCACGAGTAAAGATGTGCCTGTAACAGCTACTGAGCCAACCGCGCTTGTTGCCGCTACCCCTGTAACATTTACTTCTATAGAAGGGATAGCAAGGGCTGTACCGAGTGCGCTAGTGCCAGCTACTCCTGTGACAACGACGGGTATTGCTTGGTTCCAAGCCCCTTGATTCCAAGTTCCTCTGCCCCAACCCGTGATATTAGCCACAGTATTACTCCATTATGCTATACGGATAATGGCATTACTCGCATCTGCTGTTGGGAACTGAATAGTAAACGTCCCAGAAGTAGAGGTTTTGTTAGAGGTGAAATCTAACACTGCTACTGCTTTATTACTATTTGTATCATTATAAATCAAAGCACCCATTGCTGTAATAGTAGCTGACGTAAAACTTAGGTCAACAAAATCAGTAAGTGCAGTTGTGCCTGATGTAGTTGGTGCAACTTTAGTAAGTGTGCCTCCACCAGTAGCATACGTTCCGCTAGAAGCTACCTCACCAGTAGTGGTAAATGCGGTTGTTGTCGCGCCTAGTGTAGCTGTAGTGTTTGATTTGCCCCCACTACCCTCTGCATACAATGCCAATTTAAAAGCATTACCATTTGTTGCGAAATTGTGTGTGCCTAGCATTAACTCTTGTTTAAATGCGGTACACAGTGCTTGTGCGATTGCCATTACAGTCTCCCAATAGCTTCTGCTAATTCAATTTGTCCAGCTTCACGAACCTTCGCGCAAATACTAGCACGTTCTTCTTTCCTAGCCAACTCTATATAGTATTGCGCTAGATTTCTTACTCTATCCCTAAACGCCTCAGCTTGTAAACGTATTGGCTCGGGAGCATCATCAGATATGTAGATAAGTTTATTAGATAGCATTTCAGCTATTTGATCGTTTGATAAACCACCATTTTCGGAGGTCATTACATTAACAGAGCCCACTGTTCCCACGCTTAAATCAAACATGATCATGTCTCCCAAAAATGACTGGGTCACTCTCCACTGGCTCTGGTGGTTTAAACTCAGATTGTTTCATTATCATC